AGAGTTAGCCAGGGCGGTCCTCGAGATGGAATCAAAATGGAGGACAGCGATTGGTTCCAGGCTTATTACCGCGGGAAGATCCACGAGTGGGAGGTTCAATGCCCGTCGTGCTTGAAATACTTCGACCCGATTTTCAGCGGGACCAGGCAGGATGGAAGCTTCTGGGGCATGACCTGGGATCGCCACATGACGGCAAGCGGCGAATGGGACATCGCCAAGTGCCTTCCGACAATCCGGTTCGAGTGCCAGCACTGTGCGCATCCGATGATGGATTGCTCGAGGACCAAAACGGAGTGGAACCGGACCGGCCGATATCGGCAGTGTGCCACTGCGGGCCAAGGCGCTACGCGCGGGGACGATGTTCCGAGTTCGGACACAGGCAAGCGGGACTCGTTTCATTTCGAGTGTGTGATTGATTTTCCCTGGGATGAGCTCGTGGAGCTTTGGCTGTCGGCTTGCAATGCGGAGAAGCGCGGGGAGCTGAAGGCCAAGGTCCAGTTCTATCAGAAGCGCCGCGCGATGTTTCGCGATGAGGAATCTCTCCTCAAGGGCGGCCTCAATCTTCGCAAGGTGGTTTACGAAATCAATTCGGCCTGGCCGGAGGAGCGGGCCAGGTTCCTCACCGTCGACCGGCAGGAGGAGGATTTGTTTTGGTGGTCGGTCCGGGCCTGGTCGAACCAGCGCAGCCGGCGGCTTGGCTTTGGGCGCTGCTATGGGTTTGGAGCGGTGGAAAAACTGAGGGAGCAATTCAAGGTCGCGCCAAACCATACATTCATCGATTCCGCCTACCAGGCGAAAGGGGACGCCGGCGTTTACCTGGCATGCCTAAAGCATGGATGGATCGCCGTTAAGGGAGCCGCGGAATATCACTTCCAGCACAGGCTTAAGAACAAACGGATGGTGCTGAAATCTTATGCCCCGCTGGCGTTTGGGGATCCGGCGGTCGCGACGCTGGGCCGCAAGTTCTGCCCCTTGATTCGGTTTTCAAAGCCGCAGATGAACCAGAAGGTCCAGGAGCTTATCGATTCCGGACGCTGGGAGGAACCTATGGACAGCGCCGATCCTGAAATGGACAAGGAGTACAGCTTACAGATGGCGTCCCGGGTCAAGAAAACGGAGTTCAATGCGAAGACCGGTCAGTCCAAGCAGTACTGGAAGGAGAGCAAGAATGACCATGCCCGCGATTTGGCCAACGCGCAGGTCCTGGGGGCGATGCTTTCGGATTTGATTCCGGACCCCGCGGCGGAGGTGCTGGCCAGGTCGGAGACCACAGACCACGGACCACAGACCACTCAGACCGGCACGGAATGAGCTTGGATTTTCTTCTCGTGAGTAATTCCAATAATGACGCGGCGGACCTGCCTGAGGCCTCAATTTCAGATCATCCAGCGGAGCATTGCCTCGAGGCATTTTGCCCGAAGTGCAACAGGGTCGTGGATGCGGCTTGTCCTAGCTGTGGGTCGAATGTGGAGCTGGCAGGGGCGAGCACTGACGGCGCCGCCGGCTCGGCGTTGTCCAGGACAGAGTTTTATCGGCGATTCATTTTGCTGATACAGGGTTCTCGAAACTCAAAATTTACGCTGGGTTGTTATCTGATTGCCACGGGGGACGCCTTCGCCGACGGGGTGAGCATGACGGAATTCGGGAAGGAGTGGGGTGTGTGCAAAGCAACTGTGTCCAAGCACTGCCGGCATATCTGCGCTTACCTGGGGATCGCGCCGAGCCAGTATATGCGCAAGGAGGAGATGGCGCGGAAGTTCAGGACCTCGAATAGACGGCCGAGCAAGCAAAGCTAAAAGTTGAAAGCAGAAAGCTGAAATCCAAGATGAAACTCAAAGATCGAATGGTGGCAGTTCTCCGCAAGATCGAGTCGGGCAATACGTTGGCCGTCGATAAGGTTTTTGTTTTTCCCAGGTCGAAGACCGCTTACCGGGTTACGGTGACCGGGGCTGTCGTGCGGGTGATTCCCAAGCCCTGGAGAAACAGGGCAGAGCAAAAGCGCTGGAAAAAGGCGAGGCGGCTAGCGCGGGCCAAAGCTGAAATATGAAAACCAAAGATAGCTCGGCCCGGAAAATGGGAGGAATGGGAAGCATGGGAGATATAGGTCCGACCTGGGATGTCGCGGTCCTGAAGGGGGCCAGGTTCACGCCTCTCCAGTTGGAGCTTCCTGAATCCATGCCGCTGGACGATTGGGCGGCTATTGGGAGGAAATTAGTCCGGTCTGACCAGGTCATGCAGTGGTGGCTTGGGGATTGGGCGGCGTTCGGCGCTGGGAATCCTGATGCCAAGGGCTGGCGCCGGCATGGCCAGTTGAAGGAGTTCGCTGAGGCCAACGGCATCAACTACCAAACGCTGAGGAACCTGGCCTGGGTGTCCGGCCGGGTCGAAATGTCCCGCCGGCGGGACAATGTCGAATGGTCGAAGCATTCGGAGGTAGCAGCGCTGCCGGCAGAGGAGCAATCGAAATGGCTGCAAAAGACCGAGAAGGAAGCCCTGCCGCGGGCCGAGCTGCGGCGTCAGATACGCCAGGCGGGAGGCTCCAGCAACGCGCTCGAGGCGGATGGGCCGCCGACAAAGTTTGTCTCGAAGGCCCTGGATGATCTCGTGCATTGGCTCAAGACCAGGCCCGCGGAGTTCTGGGATGAGGATATGAGGGCGGTTTGGAAGGCGAGGCTCGATCCGATTATCAGATTCTGGGAAGGTCTTTAGCTTAAGATTAATGAGAAAAAGCCGACTTAGAACTGCGAGGCTTCATCGCTCAAGAGACAAATTAAGCCGCCGACAGCACCATCCGGCCGCGACGTGGAAAGAGAAAACCGATATGGAAAGGTTGAGGGTTAGGTTCGGTGAGGATCTCGATCCCGAATGGTCTAGGGGCTACCACAAGTGCCGATGCAAAGCCTGCGGCGATGCCCGAGGATATTGGGCCAGGACTCATGCCGGACGCATCATCACGGCTCTGGCGATGCGCGATGGCATCGAGAAGGAACCCTCTTTTCCTGGACGGCATCGAATCGAGACGCGCAATCCACCGGCAGACCGCGCCGATTTCGGCGCTGAGGTCCTCCGCACCGGTTAAGCATTGTCTCGAGCCGGCAGCGCCATTCCAACATAGGGTTTACATAGGGTTTGAAAGCCTATGTTGGGTTGGCCGGTAAGCGTCAAATCCAGCGCTGCGGTACCAAACGCCATTCCGGGCGCTGTTGGCCAACCTCGCTTGTTCCGACGCTGCTTCCAGGTTGACGGGCGCTGTTTTGGTGAGAATGGCTATCAATTATTTTATTGGCTGGGAGCAGGAGGATTTGGAGAGGGAACTGAGGGCGGCGCAGGAGGACCTGGCGGCGGGGAAATCGATGATTCAGAGCTCGGCCGGGGATGCTGAAGGGCGGTTCATGAGGGAGGCGTCCATCACGGAGCGCATCAAGGCTTTGCTCAAGGCGTTGAACGTCGTGGACCCGGCGACTTATCCGATCGACCAGATTTCTGCGATTACCGTTACCAAGGTAGCCCTGTCATGAAAGCTGACGTCCTAGCCCGCGTAGATATGAAAACCATCGAAGAAATGAGACGAGAACTCATAGCTGCAGGCTGGAAGAAATGGAATGGGAACTCGCACATTTGGAAGTCCCCAATTGGTGGAATATGGCGGGGGCCAGCACTGGCGTGGCACGTAATGAACAATCTGCCTTGGCCACCGGTCCAGGCCTTTTGATATGGCCTCGGCTCCTTACAAGATCATCGATCGCAGGGCTTCGGCTGGCTATAGCTCCACGAATCGGCTGATCGAGGCGGCGACTCAGACCAGCGATCGGCAGCTGGCGCCGGTCCTGGATTACGACATCCACCGGACGGTATCGAATTACGGCCGCAGGATTCTGATGAACCTCGGGCGGATGATGTTCTGGAAGCATCCAGCCCTGCAGGCCTCAATTCTCGAACAGGCCAATTTGGCAGTTTCATCTTTTCTTCCCCAGTACACCGGTCGCAACAAGGCCTGGGGCGCCATGGCGGAGACGATGCTGGGCAACTGGCATAAGATCATGGACGTGGCCGGCTGGCCCTACGACTTCGACAGTTATCTGCAGAGCCTGGTCATTGCTCCTCTGGTTGAGGGCGAGAATTTCACGCTTCTGACGGAGACGCCGGATGGATATCCGTTGATCCAGGTGATTGGCGCGCATCGCGTCGGTAGCCGGCTGACGGCCGCCATCACGGCGAAGGTGCGTTATTATCAGGACAAACTTTGGGTTGATGATGTGCTCATCGA